TACACGACTTAAAGGTTTTGTTGTAGCCCAAAAAGCATCTACAGCAGTTACGTTTGAAATCAGAAACGGTAGCTCTACTGGTGACATTTTGTACACAATGGACTTAACAAGCCTTGCACAAGCCACTACTTTTAGCGTGACGATCCCCGGCGAAGGCATTTTGGCTTCTACGGGTCTGTACCTTACACTAAGCGTTGGTTCTATTACTGGCATTACGGTGTTTTATGGCTAAATCCCCCGCATGGACACGCAAAGAAGGCAAGAACCCCAAGGGCGGCCTGAACGCCAAAGGGAGAGCTTCCGCCAAAAAGCAAGGCATGAATTTGAAACCTCCCCAGCCGGAAGGCGGCAGCAGGCGCGACTCTTTTTGCGCAAGGATGACTGGGATGAAGAAAAAACTTACCAGCGAGAAGACGGCAAAAGACCCCAATTCTCGTATAAACAAGAGCCTCAAGGCTTGGAATTGCTGAGGTAGGTATGTCTGAACAACACGAAACAGTAAAATACGTAGTCGATGCGTTATCGTTTCTTACCGTAATAGGGACTTTGGTAGAAATGCTACCTTCAATCGCTGCGTTGTTTACGATTATCTGGACGGGTATCCGTATTTGGGAAACCAATACGGTGCAACGGTGGGTAAAAAAAGATGCCATCGACCAGTAAGAAACAACATAATTTCATGGAAGCGGTGGCCCACAACCCAGCGTTTGCCAAGAAAGCCGGGGTTCCACAGTCCGTGGGGCAAGATTTTTCAACTGCGGACAAGGGCCGCAAGTTCTCAAAAGGTGGTAATACTATGGCTACAAAGAAAATGAATCCTTTCATGGCAATGGTCGCTAAGAAAAAAGACGCAGCAAAGAAAATGCCCATGAAGAAAATGGCTTCTGGCGGTTCTGCTTCTAGCCGTGCTGACGGTATTGCCAAAAAAGGCAAAACTAAAGGTACCGAAATTAAAATGAATAAGGACGGCATGGCCTGCTAAGGAATAAATCATGGCACGTAAACAAAAACGTTTTGGTGGCGGTGGGGGTGTAGGTCGTAGTGCCTACCAAGGTAATGAAAATTCCTACACGCAAGAAAGCGATTTAGACGCATCTGATTCCGTAGGAAAGGGCGCTATGTCTCGCCAATTGGCTGCTGCTAATGCAGAAAAACCAGCAATTGGGCCGGTTAAAGAATATCCCAAAGGCCGTGATCTTGATGCGGTTGAAATGCCTACTTTTACCCCCGCGCCCGCCGCTACGCCCATCTCTATGCCTACCCGCCCCGGACAAAATGTTAGCGGGGTAATGCCGGTTAAAAAACCCGTTGCTCCAGTTAGTTCTGGGCGTAAACCGTCGGTGTCCCAAGAAACTTTAAAACTAGACACGCTAAATTCTGCGTATAAACCCCGTTCCAGTGTTGGTGGTGGGCGTGGTGGTCAAGGTGGCGCACCGGCTCCAGCGGCCCCAAAATCAAGCAACTATACCCCCCGCCGTGATCCAAATGCTAAGGCACGGATGGCTTTAAGTCGTGGTGATAGTGATGAGGCCGGTAACGATATGAAACGCGGGGGCAAAGTCAAGAAAATGGCTACCGGCGGCTCCGTTGGTTCTGCATCTAAACGTGGTGATGGTATTGCCCAACGGGGTAAGACTCGCGGTATGGTGTGTTAAGGAATAATCATGGCTGACTATAAATACCCCGATTACACTCCCGTGGATGAACCGGTGGCAAAGCGCAAGCCCAAGCCTAAACCGGCCCCTACCCCTGCGCCTAAATCTATGTACCCTAACAGCGTACCTGTAGATGAGCCAGTCAAAGCCATGAAAAGCGGCGGCTCCGTTGGTTCTGCATCTAAACGCGCTGACGGTTGCGCCACCAAAGGCAAAACCCGTGGGAAGTTTGTATGATTGCCAGTCGCGGCATGGGGGATATTAATCCTTCCAAAATGCCCACCGGCAAGCGTAAAGCCCGCCGGGATAACACTGACTTCACGCAGTACGCTGAAGGCGGTAAGGTTAATGCTGCTGGCAATTACACAAAGCCCAGTCTTCGTAAGAGGATTGTGTCCCAAGTAAAAGCCGCAGCCACCCAAGGAACTGGGGCGGGTCAATGGTCAGCACGTAAGGCACAGCTTGTAGCCAAGAAGTACAAGTCGGCAGGTGGGGGGTACAAAGATTGAAAGCTCCGCAGCAATCGCTTAAAGATTGGGGTGACCAGAAATGGCGCACCAAATCTGGCAAACCGTCAAGTAAGACGGGGGAGCGATATCTACCGGAAAAAGCCATAAAATCTTTGAGCCCTGCTGAGTACGCAGCTACTACCAAAGCCAAACGGGCAGGTAAAGCAGCAGGAAAACAGTTTGTGGCGCAACCTAAGACTATTGCAAAGAAAACAGCGGGATTTAGATAATGACCACTACTGGCGCAACCCTCTTCAACATGGAGTTTACCGAAATCGCTGAAGAGGCGTGGGAGAGGGCTGGGCGGGAGATGCGTTCTGGTTATGACCTACGTACCGCCCGTCGTTCAATGAATCTGATGACCATTGAGTGGCAAAACCGTGGTATCAATATGTGGACAATTGAGCAAGGGGTGATTACTTTAACCCCCGGACTCAACACATACGCCCTACCGTTGGACACAATTGACCTGCTTGACCATGTAATTCGAACGGGAAGCAATACAGTTTCAACCCAAGCTGACCTTTCTATCACTCGTATTAGTGTATCTACCTACGCTACTATCCCAAACAAATTATCGCAGGGGCGACCCATTCAAGTTTGGATTCAGCGCCTTTCGGGGCAAGTGGCCCCCACTAACTCTACGTTAAGTGGCGCTATTTCAGCTACAGACACAACCATTACGTTGTCAACAGTTGTTGGACTACCGGGGGCAGGGTTTATACGGATAGGTACTGAAGATATCTATTATGGATATCTATCAGGGAATACCCTAGGTGGTGTATTCCGTGGGCAGAACAACACTACTGCGGCATCCCACTCCAGTGGGGATGCCATCTATAACCCAAACTTACCGGCAATAACACTGTGGTTGACCCCAGATAACTCCCAGACATACCAATTTGTGTACTGGAGACTGCGCCGTGTACAAGATGCTGGAAGTGGTGTAGAAACCGCAGACATGAATTTTCGTTTTCTCCCTGCCGTAGTTGCGGGGTTGGCGTACCACATTGCGACCAAAGTGCCCGAATTGGCACAACGTATCACGATGCTCAAAGAAATGTATGACGAGCAGTTTGATATTGCCGCAGGTGAAGACCGCGAGAAAGCTGCTATACGGTTTGTACCGCGCCGTCAGTTCATAGGTGGAAGCACGTAATGGGTAATAGGTATGCAGCCGGTAAAATAGCCATTGCGATATGTGATCGCTGTGGCTTTAGATTCCGCCTGCGTAACTTGAAAGAAGAAATTATTAAGACCAAAAGGTATAACCTGATGGTTTGTGAAGAATGTTTTGACCCTGACCAGCCGCAATTGCAGTTGGGTATGTACCCTGTGGATGACCCACAGGCCCTGCGTAACCCCCGTGTAGACACAACGTACCTGACCGCAGGGGTAAACAACAGTGGTAGCCTTACAGGAGGTTCTAGGGACATTCAGTGGGGTTGGGCTCCAGTAGGCGGGGCAAGTAATTTTGATGCTGTGTTGACACCAAACTACTTGGTGGCAACGACAAATGTTGGTACAGTAACGGTAACCGTTTCATAGGAGTAAATCATGGAAAATGGTAAATCTGATCTGGCGCAAGACAAAGCCATGATTAAAAAAGCGTTTAAGCAGCACGATGCTCAAGAGCATAAGGGCGGCAAAGGCACAACAATAAAGTTGGCTAAAGGCGGTAAAACCAATATGCAAATGCGCACCCTTGGGCGTGGCATGGCTAAGGTGATGAACCAGCGCAAATCTTCGCGTGGAGGTTAATATGGCTACGTTCAGCAAAAAAATGATGGGTAAGGAAGTTGGCAGTGCTTCAACCTATGCGCCGCCACACACCATGAGCGGTAAAGCTGTTACGGCTGTTGAAAATCCCGGCAGTGGCGAAAACATGAGCAAACTTGCTACACTTGATATCAGCATTGGCCCATACAGCAAATCGGCTGGTGATGAGCCTACCAAAACAACTGGCATCAAAATCCGTGGTA